CCCACAAGTGAAGAAGGAGCCTTACTAAAAAGAGAATGGTGGAAGACGTGGGAGTTCGACAGACCACCCCCTTGTGAGTTTATTATTATGAGTTTGGATGCTGCGCAGGAGAAAAACACTCGTGCTGATTATAACGCACTAACAACATGGGGTGTATTTTTTAATGAAGAAGTTGATAATTATAATATTATATTGTTAAATGCTATAAAGAAACGTCTAGAGTTTCCCGAACTTAAAGAATTAGTGTTACAAGAGTATGCTGATTGGGAACCTGATGCGTTTATTGTGGAGAAGAAATCTAACGGAGCAGCTTTGTATCAGGAGATGCGACGTATGGGGATACCAGTAGGAGAGTTTACGCCAGGCAAAGGGCAGGACAAAATTAGCCGCGTTAACTCTGTAGCTGATTTATTCCATTCTGGTATAGTATGGGCCCCTGAAAAAAGGTGGGCTCAGGAAGTTATTGAAGAATGTAATGACTTTCCAAGTGGTGCGAATGATGACTTAGTTGACGCCACTACACTAGCTATTGCTAGGTTCAGACAAGGTGGGTTTATTAAACTGCCTTCAGATGAGAAAGATGAAGTGCAGTTGTTCAGAAGTTCAAGAGAAAAACGATTATACGCAATTTAAGGATTAATTATGGCAGACGTAGATAAAAGTCTTTACGCATTACCAGCAGGGGTAGAAGAAGAAGCTGTTGATGAAGAAGCAATAGAGATCGAAATAGAAGACCCAGAAAGCGTAACTATATCTGCAGGTGATACCGAAATATTTATAGACCCCGATGCCGAAGAAGATGATCACTTTAACGAAAATTTAGCAGAAAATTTAGACGATGAAGTTCTTGATGAAATAGCAAGTGATTTATTAGGTGAGTTTGAATCTGATGTTAATTCTCGTAGAGATTGGTTAGATACTTACGTAGATGGATTAGAGTTATTAGGTCTTAAAATGGAGGATCGTTCTGAACCTTGGGAAGGTGCGTGTAATGTTTTCCATCCGTTAATGACTGAGGCGTTAGTTAAATTCCAAGCTGAAACTATGATGGAGACTTTTCCAGCCACAGGTCCTGTTAAATGCCAGATCATTGGTCAAGAAACCAAAGAAAATATAGAAGCATCTCAGCGTGTTAAAGAAAACATGAATTATCAGCTTATGGAGCTGATGCCTGAATATCGTCCTGAGCATGAAAGAATGTTATGGGGCTTGGGCCTTGCCGGTAATGCGTTTAAAAAAGTTTATTACGATAGCAATCTTGGAAGACAAGTTTCTATATTTGTACCAGCTGAAGATATTGTAGTTCCTTATGGCGCTTCTAATTTAGAAACAGCAGAACGTGTAACTCATGTAATGCGTAAGACTAAAAATGAACTGCGTAAATTACAAGTCGCAGGGTTTTACAGAGATATAGATATTGGTGAACCCACTTATGACTTAGAGGAAGTAGAAAAGAAAATAGCTGAAAAAATGGGTTTTGATGCTACTTCTGATGATAGATATAAAATATTAGAAATGCATGTAGATATGGATTTAAAGGACTATGAAGACAAAGATGATAAAGGCAAAGAAACTGGAATAGCTATACCATATGTAGTCACTATAGAAAAAGGGTCAGGAGCTGTTTTATCTATAAGGCGTAATTATAACCCCGATGACGATGCTAAATTAAAAAGACAACACTTTGTGCACTATGGGTATATTCCTGGTTTTGGTTTTTACTGCTTTGGTCTTATTCACTTGATTGGTGCTTTTGCTAAATCAGGTACTATGATTCTTAGACAGTTAGTAGATGCTGGTACTTTATCCAATCTTCCTGGTGGGTTTAAATCCAGAGGTCTTAGAATTAGAGGAGATGATACTCCTATCGCTCCAGCTGAATGGCGTGATATAGATGTTCCTGCAGGGACTTTGAGAGATAATATTTTACCACTTCCTTATAAGGAACCTAGTCAAGTATTAAATGCTTTGATGAATCAAATCATTGAAGAAGGACGTAGGTTTGCTAGTGCCGCCGATATGAAAGTTTCAGATATGTCTTCTCAAGCTCCTGTAGGTACTACATTAGCTATTTTAGAACGAACACTTAAAGTAATGTCAGCTGTTCAAGCGAGAATACATTACGCTATGAAAGCTGAATTTAAACTTCTTAAAGGATTAATTAGAGATTATACGCCAACAGATTATGCTTACACACCAGTTGATGCAAGCAAAGCAGTTAAACAATCAGATTATGATGCAGTGGAAATAATTCCTGTTTCTAATCCTAATGCAGCTACGATGTCTCAGAAAGTAGTACAGTATCAAGCTGTAATACAAATGGCTCAAGCTAATCCTGATATATACGATATGGTTGAATTAAACAGAGAAATGTTAGAAGTATTAGGTATTAAGAACATAGATAAGCTTGTTCCAGAAAAAGATGATATTGAAATGCTAGATCCAGTTGCTGAAAATATGAATATATTAAACAGCAAGCCAGTTAAAGCATTTATAGAGCAAGATCATGAAGCTCACATAAAAGTGCATATGGCGTTTGCTCAGGATCCAAAATTAAAGCAATTAGTTGGTCAAAGCCCTAACGCTGCTACTTTCCAAGCAGCTATGGAAGCACATGTAGCGGAGCACATAGGTTTTGCTTATCGTAGGCAAATGGAAGAGCAACTAGGTGTGCCACTTCCTGAACCAGATCAACCATTACCACCTGATGCTCAAAATGATGTAGCTAGACTTTCTGCCGCTGCTGGGGAACAGTTGTTGCAAAAAAATACAGCAGAAATTCAACAGCAACAAGCGCAACAGCAGGCTCAAGACCCTCTTATTCAAATGCAGAAAGCTGAATTACAAATTAAACAACAAGAAGCGCAAACAAAAGCTCAAAAAACAATGGCTGATATTCAGTTAGATAAAGAACGCTTAATGCTTGATCAGCAAAAAGAGCAAAGAGAAGTTGCAGAAATGGAGTCTCGTGAACGTATAGAAGGAGCTAAATTAGGGGCTCAGGCTGTAGAAAAAGATAAAGATTTACATGTTAAACAATTAATGGAAGGAGCTAAATTAGGTGTAAAAGTAGTACAAGAAGATAAAGCCAGAGAAGATAAAACTCATGATGTTAAATTAAAAGAAAGAACTAAGAGGAAAGATACTAAAACACAAACCGAAGGGTGATTATTATGCAAGAAGAAACGTTAAAACTTCTATCTGATAAAATAGAAGAGAGACGCAAAGAGATGTTAGAAAGTTTAGGGGATGGCGCAGCTGATAATTTTGGAGCTTATCAACATGCCTGTGGTGTAATAAGAGGCTATCTCATAGTACAGTCTTTAATTGCTGAAGGACTTAGATCATTGAAAGAGGGAGATGAATATGAGTGAAATTAGATCCCCTCAGATGGAACGAGTTATAGAAGAACAAAAAGAAATAGCTAAATTTGATGACCCACCACCAGAAGCAAATATAGAATATGGGTCAAAAAAAGCTACGCAACTACCGCAAGTTAAAGGGTTTAGGATTTTGTGTGCTGTTCCTGAAGTAGACGCTACTTACGAAAGCGGTATTATAAAATCGAAAAATACTAAAAGCATTGAAGAACATTCTACAGTTGTACTTTTTGTAATGAAGTTAGGGGATATGGCTTATACAGATAAAAGTCGTTTTCCAACTGGAGCATGGTGTAAAGAAGGTGATTTTGTTATAACTAGAGCATATTCGGGCACTCGAATTAAGATTCATAATCGAGAGTTTCGCATTATTAACGATGATACTGTCGAGGCTGTTGTAGAAGATCCTCGTGGGTATGAACGCGCATAGGAGAAATAATATGAGTGATGAAATTATTAACGAAATCCCTGCTGAATTTGAAGGGGAAGAAGTAGAAGTAAAAATGGAAGAGCAAGAAAATGTGGAAGTTGCTCCTCCTGATTCTATAGAAAAAGTAGAGCAGGAACCTAAACTTCAGGAAGAAGCTTTATTAATTGAAGAAGAAGACGACACACCTGTTGAAGACAGAAACAGAGACCCTCTACCTCAAAAAGTAGTAGAAGAAATAGAAAATGACACACTAGAAGATTATTCTGAACGTGTTAAACAACGCATGGCTCAACTAAAAAAAGTATGGCATGACGAAAGAAGAGCTAAAGAAGCTGCTGAAAGAGAAAAAGAAGAAGCTATAAAATTTGCTAGAAATATTACTGGTGAAAATAGTCATCTTAAAGAAACACTTAGTAGAGGTGAAGAAGAGTATATAAAAGCAGTTCAAAACTCTTATGAAAATGAAGTAGAAGTAGCTAAACGAAATTATACAGATGCTTATGACACAGGAGACCCAGATAAAATTGTAGAAGCTCAAAGCAAAATGAATGAGGCTCAATACAAATTAAATAGAGCTAAAGGTTTAAAGCCTAAATATTCTAACGAAAGAGCTTTACAACCTGATGGAAAAAGTGTACAAAATGAATCATTACAACCTAGAGTACCCGTACCTGATGCTAGAGCCCAAGATTGGCAAGCAAAAAATAAATGGTTCGGTAAAGATGAAGAGATGACTAGTTTAGCTTTAGGATTGCATGAAAAGTTAGTCAGGTCAGGAATTGACCCTTCTTCGGATGTTTACTATCGTCGTATAGATGAAACGATGCAAAAACGGTTCCCTGAAAATTTTGGGGACAGCACGTTGGAGCAGGATAAACCTAGCCAACGCAAACCTTCAAATGTAGTTGCTCCAGCAACGCGGAGTACCGCGCCAAAGAAAGTACGTTTGTCAAAAACGCAAGTTGCTTTAGCTAAAAAACTTAAGCTAACGCCGGAACAATATGCACGAGAAATGATGAAATTGGAGAATGCAAATGGATAAAGTTACAAAAAAAGAAGCAAAAAATGTTGAACCAAAACGTACTAAACCTACGGAGAAAGTTAACAGAACTGATCGCGAAGCTGAAAGTCGTGAAGAAGACTTGAAAACTCAAGAATGGAAGCCATCATCTTTGTTGCCAGAGTTTAAAAAGCAACCAGGATGGGCTTATAGGTGGATTAGAGTTTCACTTCTTAATGTAGCTGATAACATAAATGTATCCTCTAAAATGCGTGAGGGCTGGGAACCGGTTAAACATTCCGAACACCCAGAAATCAAATTGGTAACAGATCCTAACTCATCTTTTAAAGATGCAGTTGAAATTGGTGGTCTGTTGCTATGTAAAGCCCCACAAGAAATAGTTGATCAAAGGAATGCTTATTATAAGCAGAGAACTGCAGATCAGACTGAAGCTATTGAAAACAACTACATGAATCAAAATGATCCACGTATGCCTAAGTTTTCAGACGGACGTCAAACTACTTCTTTTGGAAAAGGCAATAAATAAATTAAGGAGACACAATAATGGCTACTACAGCAACCCCTTATGGGTTCAAGCCTCTTAACCACGTCGGCGGTACTCCCTATGCGGGAGCTGTTCGACACATTAAGATTGCGTCTGGATTTGGAACCAACATCTTTAACGGCTCTATAGTTAATATAGTAGCAGCTGGAACGATTGAAGTAGTTACTGACATTGGCAGTAATGCGGATCAGTTCCCAGCTGGCGTAATTGGTGTTTTTGTAGGTTGTACTTATACTGATCCTACCAGTAAGAACAAAACATTCTCGAATCACTGGCCTACAGGCACAGTTGCTTCAGATGCGATGGCTTACGTGGTAGATGATCCGCAGGTGCTTTTTCAAGTACAAGCAGATGCTTCAGTAGCACAGGCTGATTTAGGTGCTAATGCACCATTAGCAGCAGTGCAAAGTACATCTACTGGTGATACTACAACAGGCGTTTCTACTACAGCACTAGATGCAACGACAGCTCAAACGGCTACCATTGCTTTTCGTATTGTTGATTTTGTAGAAAGTCCAGACTCAACTGTGGGTGATGCATTTACTGACGTAATTGTTAAGTTTAATGCAGGTCAACACTCATATGAAAACTCAACCGGTATTTAAGGAGATATAAGACATGGCAATTTCAAGAGCGCAATTAATGAAAGAATTGCTCCCTGGCCTAAATGCCTTATTCGGACTTGAATATGCGCGTTATGGTCAAGAGCACAAAGAGATCTTTGAAACAGAGTCATCTGATAGATCTTTTGAAGAAGAAACAAAACTGTCTGGTTTCGGAGCCGCACCTACTAAAACTGAAGGTTCGGCTATTGCGTATGACAACGCACAAGAAGCTTGGACAGCTCGTTACAATCACGTAACAATCGCTTTGGGTTTCAGTTTAACTGAAGAAGCGGTAGAGGATAATCTATATGATAGTCTTTCTGCTCGCTACACCAAGGCTTTAGCCAGATCAATGGCTAATACTAAACAAGTAAGAGCAGCTAATGTTCTTAATAACGGTTTCAGTCAAAACCATCTTGGTGGCGATGATCGTTCTTTGTTTGGTGTTAACTCATCTGGTACTACTACTAACCATCCGTTAGTTAGTGGCGGAACAAATAGTAATACTCAGGCAACTGCTTCTGATTTGAATGAAACCGCATTGGAAAATGCAGTAATTCAGATTGCAAATTGGACAGATGAACGAGGATTATTAATTGCTGCCAAACCACGCAGACTGGTAATTCCACCAGATTTACAATTCGTTGCAACTCGTCTATTAGATACTGCCCAACGTCCGGGTACAGCTGATAACGACATTAACGCATTGAAAAATAATGGTGCAATTCCAGAAGGTTACTCAGTTAATCATTTCTTAACTGACACCGATGCGTACTTCCTAACTACTGACGTACCTAATGGTATGAAACACTTCGAGCGTACATCGTTGACAACATCTATGGATGGTGACTTCGATACTGGTAACGTACGTTACAAGGCTCGTGAGCGTTATTCCTTTGGGTGGTCAGATCCACTAGGAATGTTTGGATCACCAGGTGCTTAATTTTCCATTCACCTTTTATTAAGTGACTGGATCCTAAACATAGCCCCACTTCGGTGGGGCTTTTTTTTGCGTTGTGCAAAAGCTTTAAATTGTGTAGGATTAAATAAACCGGGAGAACCGGCTTACTAAACTGCCCCGGCAGACGCATACAAGATTAGTAAGCTTAACTCTGTATGGAGAAATTAAAATGTCAAGAACAACATTCTCAGGTCCAGTTACGTCAGATGCTGGCTTTAATGGACCAGTAGTAATAGATAGTACTACATTCAACACAGGCAGCGCAGTTACATCCACTTTAACAGTTGCTCAATCAGGAACTCTTTTTGAGGTAGATGGAACAGGTGATATTGTCGTTAATATGCCTGCTTTAAGCACAGATAATGTAGGTCTCACTTATGAATTTTTTGTAACTACCGCAGTAGGTGGTGGTACAACTGTAACTTTTGTTTTACCAGGTTCTGCTGTTTCAAACTGGTTTGGAGCGTTATCATTAATGGGTGGTTCAGCTGCTAATCCAGCAAGTGATGTAGCAGGAGATACACTTACATTACCTAATTCTACTGTTGTTAACTCAAGAGTTAAAATAACATGCATATCAGATGATGGCACAAACTCTACTTGGAAAGCAGAAGCATTATCGTCGCCAATAGCTACTATTGCGTAATAGGAGGCTGATATGAGCACAAGTGATGTTTGGGCGATTACGCCCTCAACAGATGATGATAGATACAGAGCTGATGCGTCCATATCGGGTGCTGGTGCTCTTACTCTTATAACCAATGATGCTGGTGTAAATGGTATAGGTTATAAAATTGATATTACTTCCGCTGGCAATGATACAGGTATAACTTTTACTATAGTTGGGCATAAAGTAGGTGATCTAACAGGTACTGCTACAACTGAAGTAGTTACTGGAGCTAATGCCGGTGCAGCTACCTCAACTAATTTTTATGCATACATTGAATCAATTACAGCTTCAGGTGCTTCTGCTGGTAATGTAAAAATAGGAACTACAGGTTCCTTAGCTTTACCACGCACAAGAATCAGAGGGTTTCAATATGTAGGAAATTCAAGCGCAGGTACTGTGGTGTTTAATCTAAACAGTACTTCCGGTGCAGAACTTCTAAAAGTTAATACCCCAGCTAGTGCTACTGCTACACAGCAAATGTCTATACCTGGCGCTGGTATATTAACTACCAGAGGTAGTAACACAGATTTTGCTATTATGACGTTAACTAATGTTGCGTTAATAACGGTATTTTGTGGTTAAAATTGATATAGGCTTTACTACTATGCTGCAACACATGAGAGAAGAAACAAAGAGCATAGTAGATTTAGCTTCAATATTTACGGTTTTGGGGACCCTCCTAGAGTGGCTTCCCCATGTGGCTGCATTTTTTACAATAGTGTGGACCGCTATCCGTATTTGGGAAACCGATACAGTTCAGGGATGGCGGAGTAAGTAATTTAAAGGAGGCAAATAAAATGCCAAAAGTTGGAAATAAGCATTACCCTTACACGCCTGAAGGTAGAGCTGCAGCTGCAAGAGATCGTAGAGGTCGTGGCTTAACAGCTACTGAAGGTTTTGATAGACCAGGACAGTTAGATGATGCTGCTGGTAGAGCTATGTATAAAGATGGTGGAAACGTTGATTTTCGTAGATTAATAAGCAGACTACCTGAAGAAAAAGAAACTAAAAAGAAACCAAAAAAGAAAGCTTACAAAGATATGACTGCTATGGAAAGAGCTCGTCAAAGAACACAAAAAATGAAGAAAGGCGGTAAAGTGAAAAAGCAGGGATATGATTCTCGTCTTGATGAATCTTTAGGTGCTCGTCATGGTAAGAAGAAGGAGCAGAAATATAAAGATCGTCGTGATGAAAGCAAAGCTATGGAGAAGAAGGGTGG